TGGATTGGCCCAATGAGAATTTGAGTAACCACCACCAGAACCACCAGATGTATTACCACCCGCCGAACCATTTGCAGAGTTGCCATATCCATAACCTCCTGAACCTCCAGCAGCACCTCCGCCACCGCCACCGCCGACACAGCCCGACTGGGTAACGCTGTTGTTACCACCAGCACCCCCGCCGCCGCCGTTTCCGAGAATTGTTAATGTACCGGCAGAACCTCCTGTGCGTGTACCTGCCGTATCAAATACTACTGCTAAGTTTGAACCTGTTTGACTGTGTGTAAATGCATCTCCGCCTTGTTGGCCAGACCCTGCTGAACCACTACCACTCTGTCCTGCACCACCTTGTCTTGCACTAGCGTGTTGGTTCCAATTTTCGTGTGATTGACCACCAGCACCACCGCCCGAGCTTGGGTTTGACTGTGCATTTGCTCCTGAGGCTCCAACAATTGAACCTTGATTAACGATAGTTATTGTTGTGCCACTTCCCCACCCGGTGTGTGTTATCATAGCAGGTGTGCCTGTAGATGTTGAACCAACTGTAACGCCACTATTAATCTTAAGGTTAACTGGTGTGTTTAAATCTCCGCCAGCATCTTGTGTTGCGGTTGCGATATTGTAATTGTTTGTATTAGATGATATTGTTAAATCAGTTGCTCTTGATGTGTCATAAAAATCAGATATATCTAATGCACCACTTTCGGGTACAGCATTACCATCACCATCTACGGCACCATCTGGAAGATAATCACCATCACCATAGTATTCACTCATTCCAATAGGGTTACTACCTAACCACTCTGTTTGAATTTCAGATAACGCTAATGAGCCTGAATATTAGTTTCCTTTTAGTTCGTCTATTTCTGCTTTTAATTCTTTGATTGATTCGATTAATACACCAACTAAGTTACCATAAGATACAGATAGTGTATTATCTTCATCATTATTTTCTTTAACAACAACTGGGAATACTTCTTGCATTTCTTGTGCAATAACACCAGTGCCAGGTTGGTCGTTGTTATCGTTTCTTGTGAAATTAACACCACGCATTGCACATACTGTTTCTAGTGCATTAGGAATTGTTTCTACATTGTCTTTCAGTCTAGCATCAGAGAACGCAGTTACATCATTGTTAAATGTAGCCGCACCAGCAGCAGACATATCTAGTGTGCAGGCAGTTATTACTGAACCACCATCGTTACCAGTAAATTTAATATCTTTATCTGAAACATTAGAGTGGATTCTAAAATCAGTAGAATCATTAATTAATTGTCCCCAAGATGTACCACCATCTTTAAGTAATATGTCAGCACCGTCGGCATCTAATATAATATCTCCACTTGAATCTAAAGTCATATCGCCAGTAGAGTTTATACCTACTGTACCATCAGCAGTAATTGTTAAGTTTGCAGCTGCAGCTGCATCATCTGTTGTTACTAAACTTGTTGCACCATTAGTTCCGACAGTTATTGCAAAGGTATCACTAGATGAACCAGTCATTGTAATAACTTTGCCGTCAACAGCAACATCATCTACAGTTAGAGCAGTTAATGTGCCAACTGAAGTAAGGTTAGGCATCGCTGTGATTTCGTCATCAAAGTAGGCAGCTAAGTCTGTAACTGCGACTTGAACCATCGTTCCGTTGTCGTTCATTACGACTCTATCGGCGTCAGCAACTGTTGTGCCTGTTGCAGATGTTCCGCCATCCATGACATTTAATTCAGTAGGTGTTGTAGTAATTGCAACCGCAGAAACAGCCGCAAGAACAGGAAGTGTGCCTGATACATTCGGCAAATTGATTGTTCTGTCGCCAGTTGCATCAATAGAACCCAAAGTTGTTTCGTGTGCATCAGCAGTTGCGCCTTCAAAGACAACTGTACTTGATGCAGTCATTTCAACGGAGTTTGTAACAGTATGTGTGCCAGAAGTAACTAAGTTTGTACAAGATAGTGTGCCTGTGCTTGGATTGTATGTTAAGTCGCCATCTGATTCTAATCCCACATTACCACCGTCTGTATCAGCGCCAGCAACAAATGTTAGAACATTATTTTCGTTAGTTGATTCGTTATCGGTAACAGTAACCGCAGTTGCAACCGCAGCTGTGCCAGAATAACCACTCGAAGTGATTGTGCCTAATGAAGAACCAGCATCTGCAAATGTGATTGTACCACCATCGGCATCTAGTGTGATTCCGCCAGAAGAATCTAGTGTAACCGTAGTACCTGCCATCTCAGCAGTACCATCAGCAGTAATTTGTATATTTGCAGCGGCTCCAGCATCATCTGTAGTAACAATACTTAATGCACCATTGGCCGCAGCTGTAAAGACAGCAGTATCACTCGAAGAACCAGTCATTGTAATAACTTTGCCATCAACAGCAATATCATCTACTGTTAGTGCGGTTAGAGTGCCAACACTAGTTAGATTAGGCATCGCCGTAATCTCATCATCAAAATAAGCAGCAAGGTCTGTAACTGCAACTTGAACCATAGTTCCATTATCGTTCATCACAACTCTATCTGCATCTGCAACCGTTGTTGATGTAGCACTTGTGTTGCCGTCTATAATGTTTATTTCTGAAACTGTTACTGTAGCACCATCTAATTTGTTTAATTCAGTAGCAGTTGTAGTAACAGCAGTACCACCAATTAGTAATTTGTCTTTGACTATATCTATTACGGTGCCACCAGCAGTTAATAGTTTATCAGCACTTTCGTCCCACAACAAATATGCACCAGATGTTGCACCAAAGAATTTAACATCCACACCAGTATCATCAACACCAAAGGTTGTCGCACCATCTATCTGAACAGCGCCGTCAATATCAACAGCGTCTAGGTTTGAAGTGCCATCAATATCCATATTGCCCGATATATCTAATTCAGTCGCAATAATCTTATCGTTAAATGTAGCCGCACCAGCAGCAGACATATCTAGTGTGAGTGCCGTGATAGTAGAACCGCCATCATTGCCTTGAATTATTAAATCTTTGTCTGAAACAGTAGTCTTTAAGATTAGGTCAGATGATGAGTTAGTAAAACGACCAATTTCAGTACCGTCATCTTTAATAACAATATCAGCTCCGCCGGCATCTAAATTAATGTCACCAGACGAATCAATCGTAACATCTGTGCCATCGTTTGTGATTGTGTCTAAAGCAATTGAACCAACATTCGTAATGTTTGCATCAGCAAAGTTTGCTACGCCAGTTACAGTCATATCTCCAGCAACAGTTAAGTTGTCCGCAATTGTAACTTCTGAAGTCGTGTGGCCAAGTGTGATTGCAATACCAGATGTTTCTGTTGCAAGTTTTAATGCACCTGTTGAATTTGTTAAGTAAGAGTTTGTACCATCGTGGTACATCTGCATGTCATCGCCAGTACCAGCAACAAACTTAATACTATCTAAGTTATGAAATCCTGTTGCCTTGATTGTACTTCTGTCTGAACCACCAACTTTGATATCAATCTCGTCATCAGTATCAGCAGTAAAGGATGTATCACCATCATCATCTAATACAAATTCTGTACCTGCAAGGTCTTGTATATTTTGAACTATTGCTTTACCTAAAAATTGTACATATACTGTGTCTGTTGAAGAAGGCGCCTCAGTAAAATCTATTTTTGTGCCACCAATCGTTAAATTATATGCAACTTTTGGTTCTTGTAGAACACCACCAACAGAAACTATCATTGAAGTTTCAGATGCAACTGTTTGGTCTAGCGTAAATGCGGTTGTGCTTCCATCACCTGTCAACGATTGCTTCGCATGAAAACCGTTGATTGGTGCTTGTCCTATATATTGTGCCATAGTTTAGTTTCCTTTAATTCTTATGTTTATATTTATAAGTGTTTAAGGTACTAATATTAATAAATTACAATAATTTATTTCTATTTATTCTCTAAAATGATACCATCCTGTAGCTATATATTTAGTGTTCGATATAGGCGGATTGCCTCTATGCGTATGTGTAAAGTAAGCTGGAAATATAACTAACCTTCCTGCTTTTGGTTTTACTCTCATATGTTGATAAAGTAATTCAGTTTCGCCGCCATCTTCAACATCATTGAAATAAAATAACCAAGTTAAGGCTCTCGACCACGACATTACATTATTGTTTTCACTATGCCAAAGATGATAGCCACCACCAAAATCTGTTTGTTGCATTTTGTTATGAAAAGAAACTAGTGGATATTCTTTTAATATAGG